CAATACGATAGTCTGGTAATTTAGTTTTATTTACGTCTTTTAAAATTTGTGTCAATCTAATGTCGTTCATATTTTTATTTATACTGTATTTTCATTTTGTTACAAAAATCTCTTTTAATATTAGTTTACTTGCTGTTTGATTGTATTTAACAAATGGTTCATACTTCCTTAACCTTTTGGAGTGGACTGGCCAAACAACTTGTTCAGTAATCTGTTTATCCCAAGATTTACAGTAAGATAAAATTTGGTTAAACACAACAGCACTTTCGTAGGATATTTTTTTTGATAGAACCAATTGAAAAAATCTAGGATGTTGTCCACCAAAAACGCTGAAACCATCATCAAAAGAAAGATGCTTAACATTGAAATCATTAAAAATATGTACACAATCACTTCTAAAATAGTATTCAAAAGATTCATTACGTTTCTTCCAGTCTGTAAAAACATCTTGTCCATCATTTCTTATTAAACTTCCTACCCACTTGTTACTATCAGATAAAAAATTACTAACAAAAAAACCCAATATATCATCCTGATTATATCTGGTACTGAGCTTGTGAAAAAAATATCTATCATTTCTTTTAGTAAAGGTATCTAATTTACAATTAACTTTTCCTTCATATTTATGGTAGTCATAACTATCTGTTGTGAAGTGTAGTTTGACTGCCAAGTAAGTTTTAAATACTTCAAATCCACCATACATATTATACCGGTAACTGGCCTGTTTTTGGTATATAATTTAAATTCTGTGCTTCTATTGTAACTTTATCTTTTAATGCTTTTGTAAGCATAGGCGCTACTGTACCAGGATCTAATTCGTTTTCTTCACAATACTTTAGTATAGCATCCATATAAGATATGCCTTTTTTCTCTTGCACTATCTTTTCTATCTCTAATGAAAATTCTTTTGAGTTCATAATATAATTATATCACAATTTAGATGTGTTGTCAATGGCCACCGAAGTGGCCACTGTCGGTATTATAAAAAGCTACTTAATAATGTAAGTACAGTTAAAACAAAAATTATAACTAATGATATGCCTACAAATATTTCATATACAGGCTGATATTCTCTATAACTTTTTTTTACTTTATTTAACCATTTGCTTTCGCATATGTTATACGGTATCATTTACTTTCCTTTCAAATTTGGAAAGAAAGCCTTTACTGTATTTTGATATGCTTCAGCATAAGGTTTTGCTAACTCTTGTGCTTTTTCTACGTTATCTTGTACGCTCTTTGTGTAGTCATTATTTGTTACAAACTCATTAAATTGTTTTGCAATATTAATTATATCTGTAGCCGCTAATGTAGGAGCTTTAAACTCTTGTACTACTTGGTCGCCGTCTTTTTTGATTTTGTATTCGTACTCTTGTACTTGTACTTGATAATTAAACTCAACTAATGATTTAGCTAAGCCTAATAGGTCTGAACGGATTTCGTATCCGTTTTTTGATGTTGTTGCCATTTTTTCTCCTTTGTGTGTGTGTTAATAGCACTTCTATTTATACTTGGAGGGCCTTATTGCCCTCCAAATTTTTACTAACTACTTCTTAACTGGTGCTACAGGTTGTGTAACAGCAGGTTTTGCTGGTGCGACTTCAACTTTTTTACTAGGTTTTAGTAAAAAGTATCCGCCTATTGCTATTACAGCAACTACCGCAGCGATGATTATATTTCTTGTTGAAAACATAATATACCTCTTTTTAGTTAATGTATATTCATTATACATCAAATAGAGATACTTGTCAACCAGTTAAATTACTTTGGGACTTCTAGTGATATGGCCTACAACGGTACCTTTATGTTCACCCTCTTTTATGGTGTAACCTGACGTACCATTACCATTAATTTCAACTTCTTTTCTACTTCTCAATAGAATGTCGTTCTTTTCTTTTACTTGTTTATCCGTGTAGTTTTTGAATATTAAGTCTTTTAATCGTTCTATCATAATATTATTTATATGAGTTTTCAACATATGAGATATGTTATTTTTACATACCTCTTTAAACGGCCTACTTCTGTTGCCACGTGTAGGCCAACGCCGTTACCTATTACTAGGCAGCAAGAGCATAACTTTCGTTAGCATCTATGATTTGATAGTACGCTATCAGCGATTTAACTCCAAATAGGTTTACTTAGCAGTCGATTCTATTTCCACCCCCTATATTTCATTGTATAGATGGTGGAGTGGCAGGGTACCGCCCCCTGGTCCTAACTAATTATTAACTATTCTTCAACGTCAAATTCTGTTTATTGTTGAAATATTTATAGAAATTATCAATTGACTCTAGTAGTTTCTTTTCGTAATCTGCTCTATTTTTTATAAATGTTTGAGCTACACCATCTTCACAGGCCAATATAACAACTAACTGTTCTACTTTTTCACCATATAATTCTTCATACATCATAGAATAGGCCGTTGTTTGTAAAAAGTAATTTTCAATCCAATCTTCTTTTCTTTCTTTATTTGCCGACTTAAAATCTATAACTGATAGTTTACCATTATATTCAGCAACACAATCAACCTGGCCAGCCAATGTTAATTTTTTACTATACATAATAGTTTCCAACATTCTTATATTATCTATTTGGTCTACATAAGGTCGAATAAGTTTAAATAGACCTAATGGTAATACATCACGTATTGATGGTGTTAGATTCTGTAAATATTGTTCAACTAACGTGTGCATTGCTTTACCACGTCTAGCGGCTCTACCCATTTCCCAATTGGCAACTGACTCACCAACATTGTTACGCCATTCTTGTAATGATTCTTTTTTAAGTAAAGATAATACTGAAGTAACTGATGGATACGATTTACCATCTATCTCGTAAAATCGAATACCATCTATATTCTTACCTTTTGTATTAGGTAAAACTTTCGGATCTACTTTTATAAATTTAAATTCTTTAGGCATATTCTAATAATATAACACGATTCAATTGCTTTGTCAAGCGTTAAATCATTGGTTCGTACTTCGTTCTACCGTTTTCTGTAAAGGCTCTTAGGTATTGTTTTCTATTCTGGCCTTCACCTTTATATGAGCAGTGTACCCATCCACTATTAGGATCTTCTGGTTTCCAAAATTCAAGTATCAATTGATCGTAGTCTAAGTTCTGGTGAATCCAATCGCTTAGGTCTTTATTAGCAATGCCACCTATTTCAAAATCCGACGCCTGGCCTTTTGTATGTTGACTGGTCGTTGTGCTACCAATCTTCAAACAAAGTTCTGGTGATCTATAACCTGACGTGATGATTAAAGGTTTACCAAAATGATCTCTTACTGGTTGTAATATATGTGTTGCTAGTTTTTGTAAATTACTTAACGCTTCTTCAGTAGGTTCATTTGATATGCCAAATCGTGTTGCTGATTCGCTTTTTGTTAATTCTTTTAATGATACATTTTCAGTTAAGTTCATACTACTTTCTTGTAAGTTTTAATATCTTATCTATTTGTGCCTTTATAATAGGCCCTCTATTTGGCCAATGTATATAAGGTTCATCAGTTTTACTTAAATTATATAAAAAAGGCAATATAACTTTTTCAATCTCTTTAAATCTTTTTAATGTATCTTCACTGGCTAATTCTTTTGTAATCGTTTCTTTTTCATTTACAATTTCCATAATTTCATTCATCATAGATTTAATTGATGATACATCTGATTTAATTTTAGATAGTTCTATATTATTAGACTCTAGTATAGATGGATCAATGGCCGGTTGTTGAGCTTCTGGTTTTGATGTTACTGTAGTTATACCAAAATCTTCATTTAGGTCGAAACCTCTCATATAATCTGGAATATTATTGTCTATCATTTTTTTCTTTTCCTATGTTTGTCTAAAACTTGTTTTGTTCTAATTTCTTTAATACTTTTCTTTCTATATTTTTCTGCCAAAGGGCTGCCTGGATGTTTTTCAGCAATCTTTTGTACTACATCATTAAAACCACTATCTGGTTTATGTGTAAGGCCAGCAACTCCGCCTACTATATTTAGTGTGGTAAATACTTGTCTTACGTCCTTATTTTTAAGTAAATAATTATCTAATTCAGCCATTTTTAATTGTTCTGTGTATTCTTCACCTGTTTTAATATTTTCAAAACTATATATTGGCATTTTATTTACTTTTATCTTTTAATTGTTTTTTCAAATCTTCTATTTCATCTAATAGATATTCTATTTCTGTACCTAATTGATTAGCTAAACTTTTATATTTTTCTATTTCTATTTCTTTTCTTATTTTTGGTTCTATCATTGTTAATTTAATTTTCTTTTATCAATCATAGAAGGTACTTTTTCTGCTGATTCTGTTATAGCTTCTATCATTTTTAAATAATCTGTTTCTAATAATGTAGTTTTATATATCTTCAATGCTTGTGCCATTAGTGTGCCAGCAATCATTTGAGGTTCATATTTTTTCATAATTATCATTTCCATTACCTTAT